CAAAAGATTCCCTACAGCATTCATGAATCCTAAAGAAATTTATATAGACAGTAATCCTTCAACATATAAACATCAGCAGCAGCAGCAGCAGCAGCAGCAAGAGCAGAAGACAACATCAGGCTACAAGATTGTTGAGAAACCCAAACCTGTTGTTGGTGTCAGACCTGAAGAATTAGAAGCAATGGCTACCAAGAGTAAACAGAATAAATACAATCAGAAGAACGATAATCAAAATAATAAATAATAACAACAACAATAACAATAATAACAACAACACTCCACTCTCCCTTATCACGAGTGATGAGCCTGTTTGAGAGGTGAAAAAAAATAAATGAAAATAGATGTTCCAGAATATGATATAACACTTGATTTTCCTGAAGGTACTGCACCTGATGTTGTAAATGAATATATCAAAACTAAATATCCTAAGTCAGCAATAGCACTTCCTTCTGAGGAAGCTTGGTACAATCCTATAAGGTCTGCTAAAGCTATAGGTACTCGTATAGCTTCAGCTTTCAACGGTGGTGTCAGTAACATCATCAATGGTGCTGCCAAGCTGAACAAGATGCTTGATGATTTAGGTTCAAGAAGAATGGCTGACCTCATGCAGCAAGGTTATAAACCTGATGCTGATATGCTTGCAGCTATTGACCATCAGAAGATATCGAGAGATGTCTTACAACCAAAGCTTGAAGCTACAGTAAACTATTTCAAGGATAACGAGATAGCTCTAAGGAGAGCAGCAAATGCTCACGGTATAAACTTTATTGAAGAAACAATCGCAGATACAGTCGGTGGTTTCCTTCCTTATAGCGTTGAATTTATGCTGAACGTTCCTTGGGCTGTTGGCATAGGAATGGCTGATGCTCACGAACAAGGAGAATCTAACCTTCTATGGGCAGGTATCAAATCAGGCGTTCATCGGTATGTCTTAGGCAGAATATTTCATGGTGTCAATAAACTACCTAAATGGGCAGCAGTTCCATCAACAGGCTTGGTATTTGGAGCTGATGCTTATTATTCGACAGGTGGTGACTGGAGAGAGACAGCAAAAGCATTCGGTTCTGGACTCTTCCTGAGCAGTCTTTCACCTAATAGATTCAGGAAAGATTCAGCTACAGGAAAAGAACTGCATGAATTACCACTCAGTGAATTCTCCAAGAAAGTATCAGTCGATAGTGAAGGCAGGGTATTCATCAAAGCTACAGGTGAAGAGATACCCTTCTTAGACCATCAGAAGAAGCAGAGAACACAACTATCCAATTATGAATGGATTTCAGAAGCTCATGAGAATATCCTACGTCTTGCTAAGGAACGAGGGGATTTTATTCCTGAAGAAGCTCTTGAGGGTCATGGAATACTCAGAGATATCTGGAAGATGAATGATGAAATTAATATGCCAAATAATAATAATAATAATAATAATAAATCTCTTGCAGTAGATGCTGAGATGTCAACATCCACCAAAGTTAAAGGTGAAGATGGAGCAACCACAAGCAAGAGCAAAAACACTACTTCATCATCATCATCAGACAAAATACCTCACAGGGTGCAGATGTCAGATGCCGATGTCTTGAGACTATCTGAGAAGATAACTGAAAGCTTGGACAAAGAAGCCACTGCTAAAGCTCAAGGTGAACCCCCGCATATGGTAAACGAGTTTTCAAACATTCAAACCTTTGGTGATGTTGCGAGGGTTATCGATACCATCGCTGCTGATAAGATAGCTAAAGATAGTGTAGGTGGTGTTCGTACCCTTGAGTCTGTTAGAGAAGCAGCGAAAGCAAGAGTCAAAGAAGCAGGCTTCGACATAAACGAACTCAGGCTTCTTAAAGAAGCTCTGCACTCTACACCTGAAAAGGTAACAGCATGGATGGACTTCCTTGTTAAAGACAGTGAAGTCCTCTGCAAGCTAAGAGATGAAGCAAACACAACAAAAACTCCTGAAGCTCTTGCTGCATTTCAGGAGCATTTGATATTCACATCTGAAGTCACAGCACTCCTGAAAGGTATATCAGCAGATTCATCAAGAATATTAGGTTCACGGAGAATCAGGATTGATGGAGCTTCAATTGATAAAGTTACTGTTGAGAATGCACTCAGGAAGTTCGATGGTCTAAATCCAGGTGATGCAGGTGATATGGTTGGGAGAATCAAGAAGCTCAAAGGTTCACCTTTAGGCAACCTGATACTTGAATACACAAACATTAATATCCTTGCCTCACCTACAGTACATATGTTCAATTTCCTTGGTAACACAATTAAACCCTTTGTAGAAGTTGGACAAACTTATAGTCAGGTTGCATTTGGTAGGCTGATGAAAGGTTCTAAAGACTATGTAAACAGAGTCACTCTTGGTGAAGCAAATGCCTATGCAGCAGCGATGACACATACAGCAGCAGAAATATTCATCAGAAGACCTATCTTGGGCATCAAGAAGGTAATCAACGGAATCCCTGAATATCTTGAAGGTAAGAAATTCACTGATATCCTTAAAGACATCATAGATGCACCTGAGAAATTAGAACAGCATCTCAACACTTCAGGCATAGACCCATCAATGAATAAGGGTATTGAAGCAGGGAATGCAGGCATAATCAGTTCTGCATATCTGAAGGAAACCAAAACAGGCAAACTGTTTGATAGGCTTGTTGGTGAATCAACCTTCGGTGAAGTCATGTGGAAAGCTCTTGATGTCTTAGGTGCTACAGGAAGAGACGCTTCATACGGATTACTCACAGTGTTTGATAAACCATTCAAGGAGCTTCACTACAATGGTATGCTTGCACGTGAAGTATACAGAGCATCACTCCAGAAAGAATTCAAGACTATTGCTGAACGTACAGCATGGATTGAGAAGACTTCTGAAGATGTAATGAAATATAGGATGAAAAGAGATTTCACTGTTACAGATGCTGACCAACTCAGGCTGATTCAGCATATAGACAAACAGGCACTTACAGCAGCAAGAGATGGTACATGGCAGGCTGACCTTAGTGAAACAGGTCAGGCAATGGAAAAGCTCCTGAGCAAGAACACTTGGACTAAAGTTTTAGGTGTAAGATTCTTCAAGACACCTGTCAATCTACTGAAGGAGATAGGAAGGAATTCACCTTTCTCTATTTTGATGGAGAATACAAGAGCTGACCTCTTGGGAAGGAACGGCATAAGAGCGCAGACGAAAGCATTTGCTCGACAGTTAACAGGTGGTCTCATTGCTTTAGGTTCTATGTCACTTGTGAGTAATGACATCATCACAGGGTCACATCCTCCAGAACAGAGAGAAGCACTCCTTGCTGCGGGTATACCTGAGTACAGTATTAGAATAGGTGATAAATATTATCAGTACAACAGACTTGACCCTTACCTGATACCTCTCGCTGTCATAGCAGATTGTTGGAATGCTATTAGATATCTCGATTCTGACAGAGGAAGCGATGTCTGGGCTATCCTCACTATGTCTCTTGGTAACAGCATCTTCAATAAGACTTGGGCAACTCAGCTCGGTGATATCTTTGCTGCAATACGAGACCCTAAACGTGAAGGATTCAGATACATCAAGAATCTAACCACTTCGATGCTACCTGCATCAGGAATGGCAAGATTCATCAATGCTCAGAATGACCCCCTGATGCGAGAAACTGAAAGTATCGTTGAATATGTGAGGAACACTTACATCCCTACTTCAAACAGACCATCTCTCGATTGGTTAGGTATGGAGAAGGAGCATCACAGGCGTATAGGCATGAAGATTGATTCACCTGTCGATAAAGACCCTATATACCTTGAAGCTGCCCGTTTGGGAATGCATGTTGAACCTATCGGGGATACAATCTCTATGATGAAAGGAGAAGTTAAATTAACTCCTGAAGAACACTGGGGACTCCAGAAATCACTCGATGAGGATTTCCATATGAGAGAATTCCTCAATGACTACATCAGCAGGGATTCCTACAAAATGCTCTCTGATGAAGCAAAAGAAGAATCACTTAAGAAAATCATATCCATCTTTCACAGAAGGGCTAAGGCAGCAATCCTATCAGAAGAGGATGAGATAAGAAATCTCCTTCTTCAGGATACACAGAGAAGAGTTAACCTTCTCACAGCACCACCTTCTCAACCAAGCAGCAATGTGAATGAATACATCAGACCACACATAGCAAGACATCTTTCTCGCTGATAAGTAATACAGGATAAAAGGGGGTGTATAAGCGTGTTTTAATGCATGTAAAAACCCCCCCCCTTACATTTCACTCATCCAAAAAGAAAATCGCTGTAGGGGCATCGTAGAGCATCTTAGAAGGCAAATAAACACCATATTAGCTGTATCTACATCAAAGCTCTTATACCACAACAAGAATACAAGCAATCAAGCAAGAGAGTGGGAATATCTAAAAAAAGGAAGGCTACATTTTTTTAGATAAGGAGAATAAAGAGAAATGGGAAGATTTCAAAAGATTCACGGAATGACAAATACACCAACGTACCGCACATGGAGAGGACTCAAGAAAAGATGCTTGAATCCTAATGAACATAACTATCATCGTTATGGTGGTAGGCAACCAAACCCTGTTACTGTTTGCGATGAATGGAGAGATGACTTCTCAGCATTCCTGAGAGACATGGGTGTTAAACCTGAAGGAATGACTATAGACAGGATTGATAATGAACTCGGTTATTTCAAAGAGAACTGTAGGTGGGCTTCATACACGGTTCAATCAAGAAATAGAACGAATAATAAATTAATCACTTACAACAACGAAACATTACCCCTAAGTGAATGGGCTGAGAGAATCGGCATATCATACATGACATTGTACATGAGGATATTTCAGTACAAATGGTCAATTGAAAGAGCTTTTACTGAAAGTATCCACAGAAAAGAATCTCAGCAAATAAATAAAGCAGAAGCAGCATAATAATCATAAAAATTCAAAAAGGAGGTTTTGATTTCTAATATGATTGACAACTCTATTAGTGTAAAGAAAGAAAACTGTAGGGATTATGTTTTTACTGCTGAAGAGAGAGATAGGTTCGATGCTTGTATAACCAAGATATTCACTGAGAATGCAATCAAGGTTAAGCTGAGGAAAGAAGCTGAAGCAAGAGCAAGAGAGTTGGCAAATGAAAATAAGAAGAAGAAAGATGTTTAAGAAAAAGGAAAAGGTTAAGATTAAAGATACTAAATAAAAATACTTATTTACCCCATGAAATGCACGAGGATTCGTTCTGGTGCATATTTAATACGAGACCCATTAATTATACCCCCCTGTTTTTACCATTAATTAAAAACATAATTATTTGAATGGGTTACAAATATATTCTCTTGCAACCAAAAGTCTTACCTTTATTGATTTAAGGGTAAGATGTTTAACTCTTACCTCTTATTGATTTAATAAGGGTAAGATGTTTTGATTCTCTTTCTCTTCCCCTTCTCTCTTGGCAATGGGAGCAGGTGAGGTTTACTACCCTTCTTGCTCCCAACTTTTTTTTTTAAAAAAAGTATTGACATGCACACCTTTCATGGTGTATAATTCTTGGTATGGTTCGATATGAGATATTATACATCACATGCAGGGGGTGAAAAGATGGAAGGAAGGTATGTTGGGTACATAAGAGTATCGACACAGAAACAGGGTTTAGATGGGTATGGTGTTGATGCACAGAAAAAAGCTATAGAAGATTATCTGAATGGTGGGTCATGGGAACTGCTTGGACTGTATGAAGAAGTTGAATCAGGCAAGAACTCATCAAGACCACAGCTTCATGCAGCATTAGAGCACTGCAAGAGAAGCAAGGCTACATTAATTATCAGCAAGCTCGATAGACTTTCCAGAAATGCAGCATTCCTCTTGACACTCTTGGATAGTGGAGTTGACATCATCTGCGTTGACAATCCTCATGCTACAAAACTGACCATAGGTATAATGGCAGTTATCGCTGAAGATGAAGCACGTAGGATTTCCACAAGAACACGTGAAGCTCTTCAAGCTGCGAAGAGAAAGAACCCTAATCTGAAACTGGGTAATCCTCAAGGGTTCAGGAAGGAAGATAGCGACAGGGGAAGGATACTTGCAAGACAGGCTAAGACTAAGTTAGCTGATGAGTATGCTGAACGTATGTATCCTATCATCAAGAAGCACATTGATGAAGGTATGTCTCTCAGGTGGATAGCAAAAGAGATGGAACGTCAGAAGGAGCTGACTCCGAGAGGTGGTGAACGATGGACACCGACTACTGTGAGATTAATTATCAATAGGGTAGAGAATAAAATTAAAAGATAAGGAGAATAAAATGACAAGTGGAAGAGAGAGAATAATTTCAAACAAGATTAAGAATCAACTCGGTGACTTGAATGATTATCAGGAGAGTCAGGAGCATATCCAAGAAAGGAAAAGCTTGATACTCTTCTGGAAGATATTCGCTATATCGTTCATAGCAATTTCTTTCGTGTACAACAGGGATTTATTAAGCAGCTTAAATGATGGTGATGTGGGATACTTATTAGTCTTCATAAGTGTTCTAAGTGCATTTAGTGCTTTTATCTTCAGACACATCATCCACATGCTACGAAGCAAAGATGAAGAAATAAAATCATTGAGGAATCGTGTATACGAATTAGAGCAGCAGAAGCAGAAGCATCAGCATCAACAGAAATAAATAACAAGAAAGAGAGGGAGATATGAAACTAAAAAGGAACGACAAGCAAAGAGGTGTTATCCTCTGTAACAGATGCAGAAAACTCATGACTTCAGATGAATGTCCTCACTGTGGAAATGACAGGTGCTTCATCGGAATCTACCATCAGGGCAAGTATGTCACAATCAGAAGAGACCTGTCAGAGCATATCTTCTATTTTGACACTGCTTATAGTTACCTCATGGCAATTAACAAGACTGATAGGAAAGTACTTGTTACCCCTGAGCTTGATGTTGAGACCCAGTTAGAGCTATGGCTGCATTGTAAGAAGAAGTCTGTTGAGATGGGTGAACTTGCACCATCATACTACAGAAACCTTGAGGGATATGTAAGGAATCACTTTGCTGATTACTTTGCTAACTGGCATGTCTTGATGATTGACAAGGAAAGCATTCAGATGTTCAAGGACACACTCAAAACCCAGAAGATTAAAACAAGAAAGAATATCTTACATGCTCTTCATAATTTTATGACATGGTTAGAAGAGAATGACAAGATTGATAAGATACCTGCATTTCCTAAGATAAAAGGTGATGATGCTCGTGTGTCACAGGCTCTGACTGTTGAGGAACAAGCTGAAGCATTGAGCTTATTACCTGAGAAACACAGACATATATTCCTATTTGGTACAGAGACAGGTCTAAGGTCAGGTGAACTTTGTGCAGTTAAGGTAGGCGATATAAATCTTAGGCAAGGTACAATGCTTGTACAGCGTACCTTATCCGCAGGTACTGTGAGGGAGACAACCAAGGGCAAGCATAAGAATGTAATACCTCTTTCAGAAGATGCTCTGAGGATTGCAGCAGCAAACATGAAGGGTAAAAATAGAAATGACTTCCTGTTTACACAACCTATCTGGGATAATGGTAAATCACCTACACAGGAGAGATACACCATCAACAGGCTATATAGATTGTGGCTGAAGTATAGAACAGAGAAGTTTGCTGACATTACAGTTCATGAGCTTATTAGGCACTCATTCTGTACACAGCTCATGAATAACACTTCTATCAATGCCATGCTTGCAAAGGATGTCATGCGTCATGCCGATGTCAAGATGACTGACAGGTATACGCACAGGAATGTTGAGCAGTCGAGACAGTACATCAACGGTAGGAAAGATAATTCACATTTGAAGTTGGTGCATTCAGCATCACTTGAGGTATCAGGAACACCCTTAAAAAAGGAAGAGAAAAGGAAGTGAAATGTCTTGTATTAAATCTAATGAATTCAATTACTTATTGGGGTGGCTGACGGGGCTCGAACCCGCAACACCCTGATCCACAGTCAGGTACTCTACCTTTGAGCTACAGCCACCATTTGTAAGCTTATTTAGCACAAATACAGGATAAAAGTCAATCTCAACAGCCTATAGCTTAAAGCTGTAAACTCACAGCAAATATCAAAGAACCCGATCGTCATTTAACGATACTTTCGGGTATGGGAGGAATAAGATTTTCTTTTTGATGTTTGCTATCATCTATGAGCTATAAGCTATTATGAGCTTTGAGCCTTCTCCGTCGTGTGTCCCCCGGTAATTTTTGCTGTAACGAGGCTTGTTCTTTTAAAGA